TAACTAATCCTAGCTCATAGAGTAATGTCTGGTATGCATTCTCTATTGCTGTTGAAACTTCATTTATAACACTCCTTCCAGATCCACCATTCTTGGTGCTTCTTAGAATTGTTAAGAAATTATATGTTTCATATGTTTTACCATTTACCATATAGGTTATGTCTTTATAGATAGGATCAAAGTTAGTATTTATTGTTATGCTTTCTGCATCCACATATCTTAAACTTTTAAACTTATTCTTTTGCTTCTCTATAAAAATGTATCCACCTTTATCTAATAGATAGTCTTGTACCCATGATTTTCTCAATTGGTATGCATCAAGTGTATCTCCTGGCTCAGTATTCAGCATTGTAATTCTAGGATCTGATTTAACTTCTTCTACCTTTTTCTTACCTGTTTCAGAATCTATTGTTTCTTTATATAGTTTTATTGGTATCATTGCTACCGTATTACAAATCCTATCAACTGCACTTGAAACTGCCGGAAGAGATAATGCTTTTTCTTTATCTATCTTTTCTCCTCTGAGCATTGCTTTTAGAAGCATATCAGTAGCTGATTCTTCTTTTGGGGTTTCTACTACTTCATCTTCTCTTTTTCTAAAAATATCAAATAATCCCATGTTCCACCTCCTATTCTATTACTTGTACAAAGAAGTCATCATTTTCGAGGAATACATCTTTTTGAAGTAGATATACTGCATTTATTAATGCTACTACCATATCGACTTTCCCCTGGCTTCTCTTTTTTGTTATGTACCTGTTCATATTAGTATCATAAGTACATCTTGCATTTTCAAAGTTGATTTCTAATAATTTATTTTCCTCATATCTAAATTTACGATCGAGTATTTTTTCATATAACAATTTAGTTGGACTATGTAATGTATCACTATGTTGTCTTACCTCTGTGGTTACATATTTCTTATCCCACTTTTGAGCTGAAGATAAAGCATTGTATCTGTCATATCCTATCGCAACAACCGTTACCTTATACTTTTCTTCTATGTTGAATACGAAGTCTTCTATGATTCCGTAATCTACTGTCCTATTTCCACATGCAATACATTTCATTGTCTTTATAAATTCGTTGTAGTCGATTCTCTCGAACTTGTTTTTTTCTTCTATTCTTCCCTCAGGTATAAATGCTATAACATCTGCTAAAATCTCATTGTCTTCTTCAGAAACCATTGCCACTGCACAGTTATCATTTGTCATTGCTAAGTCTACTCCGATATAGACTTTCTTTCCTGTCCAATCTATCTTTGCGACCTTACAACTCATTACTTCGTTAATATCAATGTAGCTTTCTGTTCCCATTCCCTGATATATGATGTTGCAGTGTTTAGTTAGGAAGTTTTCTCTTACTGATTCTACTGCTATTGCTTTAGCTCTTTTCTTTAGCAAGTCTTCCCATATCTCAGGTATTTCCAATGCTACCGGATTTGCCTGTCTTAACACATCATCATTAGTAGCCCACTTTTGTATTAGATCCTCATTCGGTTCATATAAAAGTGCGAATACTGTTTCATCAGGTTCTATTCCATCCAATACTCTTTTGGCATATCCCACCTCATCTTCAAATGGATTATTGAATGTAGGATATTTCGTTGATATGATACATCCTAGCTTATTCAAAATATTTAATTGACCTGATCTCATGGATTCTATTGCATATGGATTTGGTAATGCTCCTACCTCATCTGCTAAGAATACATTTGGTAGTTTTCCATCCATCCTACTTGATGAGTAGTTTAGTGGATAATATCTGCTTTCTGTAATATTGAATTGTATGTAATCTCTTAGTATCTTAAATCTTCTACTATCTTTGTGTAGATAAATCAATGGACTTGATTTCAATGTTTCTTCTATGGCTGTCTTAACTTCTCTTGATAGTGATCCATCAGGAGCTACTGAGTAGAACTTTGAATATTTTGGTTCAATTAAAAACAACAATATAAAGATTGTTGCTATTGTATATGTTTTAAAATTCTTTCTCGCTATTTCTAGAATAGCTGTTTCGTATCTTCTTTTATTTGGATTATCTCGATAGACAACACATAAAATCGAAATATAAAACACCCATTGATATCCACAGGAGCACTCATAAATTGTTTGACCTGCCTTTAACCCTTTTGGCATTATCAACAGTTTAAGTATTGCTTCTATCTGATTCACTTTTGTTTTATTGATTACATATTTAGGATCCTTATCATCTGCTATTTTTATAAATTGCTTACATTGTTTTATTACATACTTTGGTGCTTCTATTTTTTTATTAACTATGTTCTTGGCATAGTCATATGCTTTATTTTTCAATTTTTCCACCTGCTATTATTTGTAGCAGTGGATCATCATCTTCGGTTACATCATCTTTTCTTAATGAGATTATTATTTTCATTAAAGTGCTAACTGTTTTATTGGCACTATCAGTGGTTCTATTATAGTCAGCTATTGCTGGATGTGAATAGACATTCTTTCTTCCTTTTACATATTCTTTAGTTACCAATGTTCCATCTTCCTTAATTGTTTTTTCTAAATCATTAAGAATTTGTAATTGAACTTGATATCTTTTAAATGTCGTTAGGAAGAAAAAGTTCTGTTCTACTCCATGTTGTTCTGCTATTCGTAGTATTTCCTGGGCTTGTTCATTCAATGACATTTTATTCATTAGAATAATCCCCATTCAGCAAACTTTTCAAATCCACCAACTGTTCTTATGAAATCTCTAGCTTCCTCTACAATTTCAGAATATGGTTTACCATCTACATATTCATCTCCAATAGCACAACTTAGTTTTACCTCTTTACCTGTCTTCTGTGCTTTTAAAAACGCATAAATATTTACAGATACATCAGCTTTAGATAAGTCTTTACCGTGAAGTCCTCCTCCTGTTACTGATTGTGCCATATCTGAACCAAGTTTTCTATTGGTAGCTCCAGAGTCTACATCTGTTCCACCTGTCCAATCTCCTAATGGATTTATTATTGCTCCAGGATATATCATTCTTAATGCTTTACTACATACATTACTTTGACATATTATCAATTTATTTTTATCTAGAATATATTTTCCATCATAAGGAATATTGTCGTATATTTCTCTGGCTATTACTGATAGCAATATTTCATCTTCCGTTAATGGTACACCTTTAAAGATACCATTATCTCCACATCTAATATTCTTACTTTGATTATCTGACAAATGTTTATCCTGTTTGACTACTTGTAAATCTAAATGCATTTTACCAGCTATACGATTCACTATCTTCTGGACTTCTTTATAAGAAAACTCTACACTTGTTTCTATTATTACATGACATCTCCCATGCCCTAATAAAACCTCTACGGCTATCTTAGGACATCTGCTCTTTTTATATGCCAAGTCTACTAATGCTCCAGCTATTCTATCTGCAAGTTTATCAGGATGACTTGGATTTACCTTTTCTATCATTGTTCCACCTCACTTTCTATTCCCTCTACTATCTTAACGGCTGTCTTTCCTGTTAATGTTTCCCATCTATCTATGATTACATCTACATACTTAGGATCTAATTCTATTGTGTAGCAATTTCTTCCTAAGTGTTCACAGCTTATCAATGTGGATCCTGAACCTCCGAAGAAATCAATTACATTTTCTCCTGACTTACTACTATTTTTAATTAGTCTTGATACTAATCTTATTGGCTTCATCGTTGGATGTATGTCATTCTTCAACGGCTTATCTTCATGGATTACTGTCGTAGGTATTTTATCTGCTAAGATATCTTCTACCATTTGTTTTAGTTCTTCCTTAGACAACTTATCCAGGTCTGCCTTATCTTCAAACACAGTAGTTTGAGTCCTGTCTTCTATAAAGTAATGTCCGGCTCCCTCTTTCCACCCATATAGGCATGGTTCATGTTTCCATTGGTAGTCTTGACGACCTAATACCAATGCATTCTTTACCCATATTAAGTTTTGTTTCACTATTCCTCCTGCATCTCTTAATGCTTTCCTAAAATTATATCCCTCCGTGTCAGAGTGGAAGATATAGTAGGCTCCTCCATCTTTTAACACTCTTAGCATTTGTTCATAGAAAGCAAATAGAAAGAAATAGAAAGATTCATCATCCATGTTATCGTTTAGTATTTTATTTCCGTTATCTCTTTCTTTTCCATAACCCGATTCATTTATTGATCCATAGTTCACATTGTATGGTGGATCTGTAACACATAAATCCATTACTGCTCCTGCTGTTAGTTTTTCTATGTCTTCTGGATTAGTGCTATCTCCACACATAACTCTGTGGTTTCCTAATTGATAAATATCTCCTAATTTCGCTTTTGGTATTTCAGGTAGTTTAGCTTCTACATCATAATCATCCTCTTCAAACTCGATATCTGATTGAGTGAAGTCAAAGTCTTCAATATCAAATCCTGCTATTGATACATCGAAGTTCAAATCATCTAGAGCTTTTATCTCTTGCTTTAGTATTTCATCATCCCAACCTGCATCAAGAGCTAACTTATTGTCTGCTAGTATATATGCTCTCTTTTGTGTTTCTGTTAAATCTTCAACGAATAAACACGGTACCTCTTCCATTCCTAACTTCTGAGCTCCTAATACTCTTCCGTGTCCTGCTATGATTCCGTATTCGCTATCAATTATTACAGGATTGATAAATCCGAACTCTTTTATTGAAGTAGCTATTTTCTCTACCTGCTCTTCACTATGAGTTCTTGCATTGTTCTCGTATGGCTTTAATTTTTCTATTTTTACATTTTCATATCTTCTCATTCTGTATCCTCCATTTTCCAAAAAACTCACGAGAAAAATAAAACGGTGTGAATGTAGGTGGCTGGTCGGTCTTGAAAAAAAATAAAAAGAACTGCTGTTAATGGTGGGGGGATTGTTTATTTTCCGGCTACCATTTCTTGCAATTCTTCTCTTGGTATCTGTCCTGATTCTGCCATCTCGTGATGATACCTACACAATGTTATTAAATTATTACTATCTAATCTTTTTGAATAGTCTTCTTCTAGTGGTACTATGTGATGGACTTCTAGATCCTTATAGGTGTACCTGTAATTGGTATTGTACTTATCTGTTATGCATACCTGACATAGATACTTATCTCTCTGCCTGATGCTACGGCTCTTTTCTGTCCACTTGTTAGTCTTTCTGAACTTACTAGCTTCTGTCTTCTTTTGTGGTTTCTTTCTCTTACACACCTTATTGAAGTCATGTATCTTTCCACATATGGAGCAAGTCTTCAGCATCCTGTTCACATCCTTTTTATTTTATCAAAAAAAGACTACCCTTTAGGTAATCTCTTACAATATCATTATATCACTATGTAGTGTGCCATAGTGTGCCAACTTTACTTTTTTAACATTATTAATTCATTTTTTAAAGATTTGACTTTAATCCTTAACCTTTTGTTCTCCTCTCTGAGTCTTTTTATTTCTAAGGGTTCTCCTAGCTTTTCAAGTATCTTTTTAAAGCATTCATCTTTGACTTCTTCTTTTAGTGTTTCATATTCTGTTTCTAGCTTATTATACTTTCGTAATAGTTTTACATATCTGCTAATTTTCTCTATCATACTTATTCCTTTCTAAGTATTCGCTATGCTTTCTGTGAACTGATCTTAATGACATACATAATTCATTTGCTATCTGTTCCCATTTCTTTAATTCGATATATCTCTTCGAAAATATCAATCTTAATTCTGCATCATCTATTTTTGAGATATATTCTTCAATTTGAAGTAGTTTTACCATAGCTTCTGCTTTTCTTTTTTCTAATTTGTTTTTTAGAGTAATAAGTAATTCAGTTGTTTTATTTACTGGATCTGATTTTCCACTACCTCGAGGCATCCCTGTTAATTTAGAACTACCAATAATAGTATTTTGAACTTCTAATATTCTTTCCTCTAGTTCTCTAATTTCGAGAGTTATATAGTAATATTTGGATAACTCTCTTTTATTCATCATCTTCCTCCAACCAATCATAATCAAATAAATCTGGCATAGGATTATTAAATTTAGGTTCTAACATTTTATCTTCATTGTCTTTGATTTCTTGAAGAGTTCTAAGTCCTGCTGTTTTCCAATTTCTGAGTATTCCATTTACATAGTTAAATGTTCTTTTGTTATATAGTACACTTTTCATTACTGCATATTTTATTATTTCCTGATCGTAGTCTTCCATCCACGATTCTATTTTTTCAAACTCAATTGGAGATAGAGGTCTTCCGAAGTTTTCTTCAACAAACTCGTATATACTTCTTGTTGTATAACAAGAATTATCTCCCTCTTCTTTTTCTTTTTCTTTTCTTTCCTTATTCTCTTCTTTATTCTTATCCTTATCCTCAAGAAGGTCATTGTTTCCTTTTTGTTTTCTTTTTGATTTTGATTTGTTTTTCTTTTGATTTTCTTTTGGTTCTTTTTGTGCATTTTTTGATTTGTTTTTGCTTGTAGTTAGATTAGGTAACATTAGAGTCCATATTGTTCTTTTAAATCCTGTTAATTCAGGTTCAATATCATCAAATACATAATTGACTATCGCTTCTAATAATTCTCTTCTATCATCCGTTTCTAAATCCTTAAGGCTTTCGTGATAACTATTAAAAAATGTAAATCCTCCTATTTTAGCCATTAGTAGTTTTTTCCTTTTTCCATTCCAATATATGACACATTTTATACATTTGACCTGCTCTGTGTTTAATATTGTTTATTGTTTCATTCATTTCTTCTTCAGTTTGGCAAATATAAAAACCTCCTGTTTTGCCACTGATACTTCCGACTATTAAATAAAATCTTTGATCCTCTCTTATATTTTGAATTACTTTTCTCATTGACTTATCGCTACTGATATTAAATCTTTTTCTTAAATCAGCATTCTTTATAAGGTTTTCTTTCCCTACATGTTTAGTAATTAAATAACTATAGACTTGTTCTTCCATTACATATCACCTCTCTTATTTTTCTTTCTTGTTTAACAAGCAAATAATTATGACTGTAATGCATATTACGATTGTTATAATTACACTATTATCCATGACTTCCTCCTATAGATAACTCTTACCAATTATATTCATAAATTCATCTCTTGTATGTGTTTCTTCATATTTCATTTGGCAGATTTTCTTTAAATATAAGTCTGTTTCGTGTCCTTTGGCTCCATGTACTCCGAATGTTCCCTGATGGTGTTCTTGGCATAGCCATACTTTGAACCCATTCTTTTCACTTATCTTTCTTTTAGCAGAACCAAAGTATATGTGGTGATCCTGAATATTTACCTGCTTGGAGCATATAAAACATTTCTTTTTATTCTGTAATATACTCTTCATTGGTTTCTATTCCTAATTCTTCTGCCCATGCTACAATGATATCCAATACCTTAGTCATTTCCTTTGTATCCATCTTTGATGTTCCTACAAAGCATTTATACACTATAAACTCTTTTCCATTCTCTACTGTAGGTCTTACTACCCTGACAGCTCTAAAATTCTTTTTTAATTCATCTTCTACATCTTTTGTTCCTAATAGATAGATGTACTTTGCATTTGCTTCTTCTAATGCTAATGAATATATTTCTACTTCAGTTTGATTCATTGATTCGTGGTGTGCTATTTCGTGAATTAGAGCCCACATATACTTATTCTGTTGAATAGTTCTTTTACTCCTTACTTCTTTTATTTCAAATACATATTCTTTATTTAGATCTAAATCTAGATCTAATTGCTGGTTTTCTACTAAAAGCATCTGTTTATTTATATTTCTAAAAACCTGCTTTACTATAGCTATTGTTCTCATTAGAATGGTAGGTCATCATCTGATATTTCTACACTATCTCCAAAGTCAGTGAATGGATCCTCTTCTGGTTCAGGATAATCTGGTGCTGGAGCATCCTCTCTTGGTTTTGATTCTAAAAAGTCAAAGTCTTCAATTATTACATCAGTTTGATATCCAATACTTCCATCTTGTTTTTCATATCTTGTAGTCTGCAGTCTTCCTGCCACTCCAAATCTATGACCTTTTTTTACATTGCTACATATAACTTCTGCTCTTTTATCCCATGCTACTATGTTAAAAAAGTCAGCATCATATTCTCCATCTTTATTTTTGAAGTTTCTATTTACTGCTAATGAAAATCTTGTATAAGCCTTATTGCTTTCCGTATATCTTAATTCAGGATCAGCAGTTAATCTTCCCGTTAATTCTATTCTATTCATTATTATTATTCCTTTCTTCCAAATATTTTTTTACTAGCATTAAACTCATATCTTCGTTGATAGGTAATGCAATATATTTTCTTACATCTTCTCTTAGATGTAATCCTCTTAAGAATGTTATTTCTTTGCCATAACA